GCCACACAAATTTCGATATTCAGCAAAGTCTTTACAGTTTCCTTCAGCCATCGCCTCACTTACTTCCCGCTCTCGTTCTTTGAGCCTGTTAAATAAGTGATCCAGCATTTGCCTTTCATGGGTCATTCAGTTTTCCTTTTTGCCATCGCTGTTTTAAGTAAATCGGCCTGAATCTTTTTATCAGCCTGTCGGTTCTGATTCATTAACCGCACATTCTCTTTCTGTGCATCAATCTGGATGCGCTTATCCTCGTTCTGCAACCTAGCGGCTGCAAGTGCGGTGTCGGCTTGGTCTTTCTGAGCTTTGCGCTGCTGCTCCATCATCTTGATCTGAAGCTCTTGTTGCTGCAATTGAACCAGCGGATCTTGAGCAACTGCCTGTGCTTGCTGCTGTGCAGCTTGGGCTTGGTGTATCTGTAGAACTTGCTGGGCTGCTTCTGCTACGTACTTAGCCATCGCCAGCTCTTCGGCTTCAGACACTTCCTGATCTGGCCCAGGCAACGGAGCACCCACACGCTGTTCGATTTCTTGACGGTATCTAAACCCTAAGTGCTCGGCAACGTGAGCCATCATCGCACCCTGCATCTGCTGCGCCATCGGGTTTTGTCCTATGGTCTGCATAATGCTTGGGTCTTGCAAGAAGGTCATATGTGCTGTGATGTGCGCCTGATGATCCTGATAAATGAACGCTTTTAGCGGTACACCTTTGAGCACATTCATGTTCTCGGTTATAGGATCTTTGGGCTTCTGGTCATCAGGCAGGGGTACTAGTTTGTCGGCGTTAGGAATACCCAGCACATCCAACATCTGCCTATGAAGGCGAGGCATGTCATATAACTGAGGCGCACCTTGGGCTAGTTGTAAAGCGGCTTGATACTGCACAACCCGCTGAGCCATCGTCGAGGCGTTGGGGTCAGACACAGGAATAACTTCTACGATGTCGTAGTCCTCAGCCTTAACCTGCGGTGTGCCATCCTGCGGCACGTAGCTGTAATCAGGTGAGGTGTACTCCCTGATAATTTCTTTGAGCAGCTTAAACTCTTCTTTCATCGCCGCATGGATGCGAGCCTGTACAGCACCCATCGTTTTTAACTGCCGCTCAAGGAGAGCCAGCGTCGTACCCACCGGAGCCTGACTCGACATATCGCTGATCTTCATATCAGCCATACCACTGAGTCTTCGCGCTTCTTCGGTGATTTGGTTTAGTAAGGCGAGGAGAACCTGACTAGGTTCTTTGTAAGGCAACGGCAGAATGTTGTCTCTGATCGCACCCCCCGGCACATCTACATCTCGCCATTCACCCGGAGCGATGGGCGTGTCATCGCCTTTGATCCTCAGCCCACGAGCCTTTAACCCACCGGGAAGATTAGAGAGCGAACCTGCATCCACCAACTGACGGATCAGCATGGTGCCTGCTGTGGCGTAGCCACCGATAATATGTATTAACCCGAAGCCATAAGCACCAAACCCAGGGATGTACATATAGTGCACAAAGTGCTGCCGCGCACGTTTCTGAGGGTCGTCTTCTTTATAGTTACGTCGTATAGCCAGAACTTTGTTGGTATTTTTGTCGATAGTAATGACGTAGGGCAGTGGCAGTTCTTCCTCATATCCCGGCAAGTCATACTCGATATGCACCTCGCATATCTGATACCGCTCATCTTTAGTCGGCTCTTGGCCTTCTTTCTGCGCCTTGGCTTTCTCAATATCGGTCTGACTAGCGTAAGGCTCACCAAGATCAACATCCCGATAAAACCCACTTACCTGTAACTTCTTAACGTCATTCTTAGTCTTACGCATGATGTGCGTAAGGCGGTCTGTACGTCTAATATTTGTTACACCATAAGGAAGAATGACATCTTCGGCAGGTACATAGAACGAAACTTGACGTTCTAACGATGGGTCGTAGTAGACCTTCTTAAATGACGAACCTGCCAGCGCAACACCCCATAACGCACGCTCGTGCTCTGACCGATACTCAGGCATCTTGTCAGTTAGCTGATAGTTCATATCAGCCTTCACGCGCTTACCTGCTTCCTCGATCTCAGGGGTAAACTGACCAATGATCTGTGTCTTTACGGGGCCAGCAGCCGGGAATGTCTCCATGATGGACTCGCTTTGGAAGCGAATCGCTGCTTCAGTTAGCAGTGTTGAAAACACCCCACAAGCACCATCCCAAGGCTCAGTTACCTCGTCATAACGTAGGCCCAGCACATCCAAGCCCTTAACATAGGTGTCGGCCCAATCCTTACGCGAAGTAATGTCCGCTTCAACCATCTCCATCACATCGCTAGCAACTTTCTGTAAGTCACCTTCTTTCATGAACTCGGCTAGATTAGAGTCAAACTCTTCTTCCTCGTTTTCATCCCCCGGCTCAATCTCAAGCTCAAGTCCACCTACACCAATCGTTACGGATTCAGGGTCTTCGATCTCAATCTCAATAGGTGCTTCTTCAAGTGCCAAGGCTTCAAGTCCTTCGGGCATCTCGTACAGTGCTTTATCAATAGCCATGATTCATTCCTAATTCAAGTAGTAACCGCGCTTAGCGCCACGGAACCCACGGAAGTATTGCACCTCATCGGGCTCGTCAGTGGGAAGACGTAAGAAGCCACCATTTCTAAAACGTGCTAATGCTAACGTAGATGCGTCCACATAGTCATCATGCTCGCCTGCGGGAAAAGCTGCAATCTCATCGATTAATTCTTCTGCCCATCTGGTGTTCGGCACCCACACCCGCCCCGACTGAATGATGTCGGATACTGAATTAAGTCTAGTTATCTTGTCGTTGCCCTTGCTGGGGGTGAACTCTGACACCGGCACACCCATACGACGTAGCTCTTGGTAAAGCGATATACCTGATACCTTCTTCTCCACAATCAGCGCATCAGGTTCGTACTCCTTATGCAGCTCAAGCACTTTCTTTTTCAGCTCAAAGAACTCAAGCCTTGCTTTATAGGCATCTAGAAGAATGATATTTGTCTCACCCTCCTCAGTTGTCCATACACCCCACGTTGTGCACGCTGAATAGTCCGAACGAGTAGTCGTTTCGTACGCCGTATCCCACGACTGAATAATGAAATCGCATCTTGGGGGGTCATCTTTCTCCCAAAGCTTCCACCATTCGCGCTTAACGATGGCACCTTCTTCAGAAGTTGGCTGTTGCTGGTACTGAGCCTGCCATTTTGAGTTAGGAAGCTCCTCTTTTAACGCAGAAAGCTCGTCTAACGACCAAAATTCAGGCCAAAGTGGGTTCCCAGAGGGCAAAATCGCAGGAAATTCGATCACTTCCCACTCATCACCCCCTCTTTGCAGTGAATTTTTGATAACTTGACCCGTTAAATCCCTCAAACCCCACCGAGTCATCACAATAACAATCGATCCCCCCGGTTGCAGACGCTGTCTTGGGCCTGATGTGTACCACTCATACACTTTGTCGTAGATTTCTGGGTTGGTTGCAGCCAGCGCAGCCTCTTGTTCTGAGTGTGGATCGTCAATAACTAGCAAATCCGCACCCTTACCTGTCACTGCACCACCTACACCGATAGCAAAATACTCACCAGCCTTGTTTGTGTTCCATCGACCGGCAGCTTTGGAGTCGGCTTGCAGCGAAACACCGGGGAAAATCGTCGAATAAACATCAGAATCCACAAGATTTCGCACTTTTCTACCGAAGCCAACCGATAATTCTGCTGTGTGCGCTGTCTGAATAACCTTCTTATTAGGAAACTTCCCTAAAAACCAACTTGGTAAAAGGTATGAAGCAAACTCTGATTTAGTATGGCGGGGCGGCATATTAATAATTAACCGCTTTGTTTTACCTTCTGCCACTCTTTCAAAAGCAGCAGCCATTCTAAGGTGGTGCCTGCCTGATATAAATGTCGGCCAAACTTTCTGCACGTATTTAATAAATTTAGTTTGTGCAAGCTCGCGTTCTTTTAGTTTTTCATATAATGCCAGCTCTGCATCAAACTTTCTTTTTTCCGAATCAGAAAGCTTCGGAAGTACTTTCTTTACATCAGTTAAAGATAAATTAGTAAACCTATGCTGCATTATCTTCTTCTTTATCTTCTTCTGTTGTCTGTTCTATAATTTTGGGTTCTAAAGCAGGTGTACCTAACTGAGCATCTAAATCATCAAGCGGCACAACATCGACTGTATCTGAATGCAGCAGCCTTTTAATTCTTTCAGTAATTGATACTTCAATGTCATTAGAGTTTTTATAATGCACAGTTACTTCACTACGTTCAGTGAATATACCAATATCGCTGTGCTTTCCTAATAACTCCAAAGCTTTAATTTCAATCTTTGGGTCGCCGCACGTACATAATTCCACAAGCCTATTAGTAATAAATGTTCTGGCTTGTTGTGCATCATTAATAACCTGATGGTCGTACTGCGAAAGTATTGCAGCTAACTTAATAGCTACCCCTGGTTTAGTAACTGTCTTTTCAACACGTTGTGTGCCCTTGATTAACGCTTGGGCTTTGTGTTCGTCTTCGGGGCTGAAGTCTAATGACCCACCTAGCTGCTCAATAAGTGCCGCAGTATTTGCAGCGACAGCAACTTTGTCTTTATCTGTTGCCGGTACTTCTGGGTCCAGATCGTATGGGATGGGGTGCTCTGCGGTTGGTTGTACTGTAATCACGGGAATAGGGGCACCGAGATTGAGATGCCCGCAACTGTATATATAAATACTGGGTTTGTAAAGAGGAGGTTGGGACTCCTGACGGGGGGTGTTTCTATATAGAGGGGGTGGGGGTATTACAAAGTTATTTTGAGTTGGGGGAGGGGTGTTGACTGAGCGTCACAGTGTGTAGGCCGTGCCCCTGGTTCCATCGCTAGTTGCTAGTGGGGTGCGGATAGGGTACGGTCGCAGTCTGGAACAATTCGTAATTGAGAATGATTCTTGTTTGCGATACGTTCTTATCTGTACTAGCTTACCAGTCTAGAGCGAGCCGTAATCGAGAATGATTCTCAATTAGCCCTAACATTGTTAGGCTACCATTCATCGGTCAATCCGACCGTTCATCCCGTTCGACAAACGGTAGAGAAAAGCCGACGAATAGCATTGACTTCTGGGTTTGTTTGTAGTACATTATAGTCATGGTTAGGTAATACAGAAGCCTAGTCATGCCCCCCTAACATTGTTAGGGGGTAACAAACCAAAGGAGGTTTTACCATGTCTATTACTATTCCCGATACTTTAGTGGCCGCACGCCAAGCCGAGCTCCAAGCCGTTGAATCCGGTTACGGTGCAAGGATCCAATACGCTCAGGCTTTGGTCGATAACAGCGGCGGAGTGCTTTGGTTTACTGACGGCGTGAAAATGCCTGAGCTAATCGAAGCCGAGAAAGCTGAGTATTATAAAGGGCTCAAGGCTATCGGTTACAGTAACGCAAGTAACGCTTGGCGCATGGTCAAGAAGTATGCGCTAGACTATGCGACCCAAATTGGGTTGATCGCTAAGCCTGAAGCCGAGGGCGGCGAAGGCGGCGGCGAAGCCGAGTCTAGCGGCGATGCACGGCATACCCGCTCGTTTTCCCTTCGCGTAATCGAAGACGTCGGCGGCATTTTTAAAGCAGGGCGTCGGCTCGAAAAGGAGGGCACTCTGACCGAGAAAGAAAAGCAGTGTTTGGTGCACCTTGGCAGTGCGCTCAGTGCTTTGGGTATCGACCTGAGCACACTTAAGTAAACCTAAGGCCTGCCGAAAGGCAGGCCTAACATTGTTAGGGGCAAAAAATGGAACTACATGTAACGCCCGCATACGGGCGCGACTATAAAAGCAAGGCGGCGGCACTGGCCGATTGGCAAGCGGGCAAGGACTTTCGGGATTCCCGCACTGGCCAGTACTTAAGTATCCGCGACGCGAAAGCTCACGGGTTAACGGTATGGATACGCTATCAAAAGGGTTGGAAAATCTGCAAAGCAGATTGACCACCAAACCAGAAAACCAAACCCGCCGAAAGGCGGGTTTTTTGTTGCCCTAACATTGTTAGGTTCGGCCTTGCCGCACCAGTTCCCGAAGCGGCGTTAGCTTGTGGATAACTGATATGCTGCGTGCAGCATATCATTATTTCTTGCGTTTGTCAAGCGTTTTTTCGGCATTTTTTCGCCTTTTTTGCGGTTTTAGCACCAGTTCTCGAAGCGGCGGTAGCTTATAATGTTACGTAACAATACAAAGTTACGTATAATGTTAATATCGAAAAAAGCGTAAGTGCTTGATTTTTAAAAGGAAAAGTATATTGTTACAATGTTACGCCGAAAAAATAGAGGGTAGGGGGTAAATGCAGCGCAAGAGCTTATCGGCAAGTGTTAGTGAGCACTAACAAAAAATAAATTTTACCCCCCCTCTCTCTTGGAAACAGCATAACATTGTAACATTATTACTTTAAAATACATATATATATATAACTCATTGATTTTGCTCAACAATTTTTTTGCCTTGCCCTTGCCCCTATTGTGACGTTCTAGTTCTTATATTTCTCACAATGTAACATTCCAAAACCCCTTTTTGCTCCCTGAAGCTATAACTTTGTGCTTCATATTGACTTGTCTGTAACTTTGTGGTACACTGTTACATAGTGGGAACTTACCCACTACAACCCCAACCAAGTCAGAAGGAGCCTAACAATGTTAGCCAACATCACTAAGCAGTACATCGTCACAACCCTAGGCGTGCCCAAACCCCACGACGAAGATGACGAGTGCACCTATCTGCACAAAGCCCCCTACTTCATCCGTATGCGGAGTGCCGAACCCCAAATCATCGAAGAGCGACTCAAGGACGAGATGGACGAGCAAATCAAGAAGTGGAAGAAACTGCTCAATCAAGAAGCCATTCGCACCATGCACATAACACTGCTGACACAAGAGGACACCATAACCAAAGAAGCCAAAGTCATTGCCGACTACGACGGGTTCAAGTTTCGTGTGTGGCCGCACCGAGTGCCGCATCTGTTTGTGCCGGAGGTGGTCGATGGAGAATGAGAACACCCCTAACAATGTTAGGGCTACCACCGAATGCCTAGCTTGTGCCGAGCCTGTCGCACCGGCACGTTGGAAGATTGGCTACCGTGTGTGTCTTGAGTGTGGCGAGAGTCGCGCTGCCCTGGCAAGAAAACATTGGTGCATCGTACCTATGCACAAGAGCAATTACTTCTTGTGCACTGACACAGCAGATTTGAAAGGCATCAACAACAAAGGAGGGATTATCAGATGAGCAAGATCGAAGAGGCGTTGATTGAATACTTGGGCGAAAGATGCACAGATTTTGAACCGGAATGCCCTGTATGCCAAGGTTGGTTGGAGTTTGATCAGTTGAAAGGGAATACGAATACTGAAGAAACAGGCAAGTGGGTGCTGTTGCGCCACAGGAATTATGAGCCGATGGATGTTTACGGATTTTTTAACAGTGAAAAGGAGGCGATTGACTACGGTATGAAGTATGGGTTCGACCAAATGGGTGATGCGATGGAAGCACACATGGTGCTCAACGCTCACTACCAATACAAGTGGAGGAGGGAGCCGTGGGAATGACTAACATTGTTAGGGGTAGCGCGTTAGCGCACGAGCTGAAAACATACGAAGTGGAGTTCAAGAAAACAAGTTGGATGATCGTAACGGTTGAAGCCGAGAGTCAAAGTGTTGCGGAGGACAAAGCCTTCCAACACTTGGAAGACGAGGGCATTCTTAAAGATGCGGTTTGGGAAATTGCCAGTGTAGGTGAACTTGGAGGTACGAAATGAATGCTAAAGATGCGGAGTACATACGCAAGTTGTTGGAAGGTTTCCACTTCAAGGAAGTGCAGACCGACTTGTGGCAGTGCGGTGAGTTTGTGATTGAGCGCAAGGAAGAACCGATCAGTTCATTGAAGAAGGTATCAGTGGAAAGGTTCTACCTGTCGCAGCATATGTGCATCCCAAGTATGGATCGGGATGAGGAGGACTATTGGGATTCCATCGAGATGGGTTCGTTTGCTTCGTTGCGTGATGCCATGCGGAAAGCGTTTATGGAAGCAGTCACTCAGGTGTTTCGAGCAAACGACTCAGACGAAGAATTCATTGCATCGATGGATGATGTATTCCGAAGTCTCAAAAAGTGAGAGTTATTGCTTGTGAAGTTACTGCGTGTTAGTGACGTACACGCAGTGTACTCAGATTTATGAATAAAACCCACGCCCTAACAATGTTAGGGCTACGTTACTCACATGCAGTACATCTTTTATGGAGCTTTTGTCAATTTTATGGACTCAGATGAAATGGTTGCGTTCGGGATGCTGATCGTTGCGATTGGCACTTTCTTTGTTCTTTTAATTTGGGGGTAATGATGCGTTCTCCGATAGCAAGAGTGGCGAGGCTACGTTCATACGACGAAGCCTTAAAGTTTATGCAAAAGACTGCACAAACAAGGGGTACGAACTACGTACCGCTCGGTGATAGGCGATACCACGCCGACTACAACGTCGAAAGAGTGGTGACTGCCGACTCGGACAAGATTGTGGTGAATATGTTTAAGCAACCCTTTATTGAGTTCGTCAAGGGTACGGATGTAGTCACAGTTAACCCGAAGGGATGGGGGATACACACTGCGTCTTGCGACATGCTGAGCACGATGCTGGCGTTGAAGTGCAGTACGGCGACCAAGGGTAAGTTTGTGCTGTATGTCAATGCGGTGGAGGAAGGCAAAAACTTATTTAGCCAGAAAGTTGTGCTGCCTTCGAGGGCTAAGTTTTGCCTTGTGCCGTCACTTGGCAATTGGAACCTGCTCGAAAAGCCTGTGATGTTTACGCACCACATAAACAAACGGGAGACTAACATTGTTAGGGAGTCAACCAGACGGTTCAGGGATCATGTCGAGCTGATGCTCAAGGTGCGTGACCGTTTAACTGTAACTACTCATCAAGATAAGGTTTTCCCTCTATACATATTCCCTCAAAGCGAGTTTGAAGAAACATTCGGTGGAGATGATGCACAGCCCATGCGAACAGGAATAAACGGTTGGTTCGTACTCATACGTAAACCCACACAAGGCACGTCGCTCAGTGTTCCTGTAGAAAAAGTGTGGCCGACACTGCGTGGGCAACTGACTAATTACGAGTCGGGCATGACCGAGTGGCAGTTTTACAGGCACAAGGCAAACGAGTTTATGCGATTGGTAACGAGTGAGGATACGACTGACTTTTATAAAGCCATGCTCATAGTTGCACATTGTGCAACGCAAAGCCAGCGCAGACACTTTTATAAAGACCAACAAATAACCGTGTCTTTCATTGCCATGCTTGAAGCACTCGACGAAATCATATTGAAAGCAAACAGCAATAAGTGCTTCAGTATGGTCGAAGTACCACAAGGGGTTGTGCCGACGGACAAGTACACAAGCTATGTCTTTTGGCAGGACTAAGCTATACGGACTTGACTTGTCCATAACTTTGTAGTATAATATGTACTGTAGTAGAAGAGTGTTTGTTAGTAGCGGGCCTAACAATGTTAGGTCTAATCCAACCATCAGAGGATCAGAAAATGTCAGAGTTAAACTTTGGTAAAACAGTGTCGCTCAAGCAAGCGGCGAATCTCATCATCACAAACCCCGACGTTGTGTTCATGCTCAGGGGTGAGCCTGGAATCGGCAAGAGTTCCATGCTTCAGTACATAGCCGACGCGGTTGGTTGCGATTGTGCATACATTGATGTACCTAACATGGACTTGGGCGATATTGCGATGCCCGTTATTGACCATGCGACCAAGACGACTCGGTACTATCCCAACGCTCGGTTCAAGTTCCACGAGGGCAAGCCTGTAGCGATCATGCTCGATGAGTTCTCGAAAGGCGCCGAGCCTGTTAAGAATATGTTGCATCCGCTATTCGAGAAGGCGAACCCAAGGCTTGGTGATTTACCGCGCCCCCAAGGTTCCTACTGCTTTCTTACGGGCAACTTGAGCACTGATGGTGTTGGCGATAACTTGAAAGCGCACAGTTGGAATCGTATTGTGCCTATCGTAGTACGCAAGCCTAGCTCCGAGGAGTGGATCGAGTGGGCGATCAACAGCACAAAGCAGATTGCCCCTGAGATCATTGCTTGGGTGCATCAGTTTCCGCATTGCATGGCTTCGTACCTTGATGGGGATCAGAAGGAGAACCCCTATATCTTCAACCCGAAGAACACTCAACGTGCGTTCGTATCCCCACGCTCGCTTGAGACTGCCTCTAACATTGTTAGGACTCGATCCAAGAATGACACCGAGGCAGTCATTGCGGCGTTGTCGGGTGCAATCGGTGAGGCGGCGGCGCGAGACATGCAAGCGTACATCGAGTTCTCCGATCAGCTACCAACGTGGGAGCAAACTACCAAAGAACCTAAGACTGCGCGTGTGCCGGATAGCGCAGGGGCGTGTGCCATTGTGGTGTTCGGTGGTATCGCTAGGGTTACTAAGGAAACCATAAAGCCTTTCATGGACTACATCGAGCGGTTCGAGGCTGAGTGGCAAGCAGTATTCGCTGTGAACATTGCACGTACACCGAGCAAGCAAGCGATTGCATTCGGGTCGGAGAAGTTCGCGGCGTGGGTAGCTAAGAACCAAGACTTGCTGTGATTAAACCTAACATTGTTAGAGGACAATATGGACGCAGAACGTAAACTCAAGAAAGTAAAAATCTCCATCATGCGTAACCCGAAGTTCGCACTTTGGCAAGGCGTATTGATGATTGGTAAAACAAAGGTAGCCGACGATGTTGCATCGGCACAGACTAACGGGCGTGACGAGATCTACGGACGGGCGTTCGTAGACAGCTTGACTGAATCCGAGCTTGCCTTCGTTGTACTTCACGAGGCATTGCACAAAGCACTACGGCACTTTTCAACGTGGAGAAAACTCAGCGAAGAGAATCACTTGCTATGCAATGCCGCTTGCGACTACGTCATTAACCTCATGCTCTATGACCTGGACAAGCAAGAGCAAACGATCCGTATGCCAAGGTACAAGGACGGGCCGAAGAAGGGGGAACGGCTTGGGCTCATTGATGAGAAGTACAGAGGCATGAATACCAAGCAAGTCTTCGACTTACTTAAGAAGGAGTACGAAGATGGCGGCGGTGGAAGTGGTGGTGATCGGTTCGATGAGCATGATTGGGACGGGTTCAATGGACTAACCGACGAGCAAAAGCGTGAGCTTGAGCGCGAGGTCGATGCTGCAATTAGGCAAGGACAGATAGCCGCGCAGAAAGTAGCGGGTAAGGGTTCACTTGGAATGCCAAGAGAGTTGGCCGACTTGCTCGAAGCCAAGATCGATTGGCGCGAGGAGTTGCGCGAGTTCATCAAAGCGTTTTGTTTTGCAAAAGACAAGAGCAGTTGGCGTAGACCAAACCGTCGATTCATTTCTCAGGACGTTTACTTACCTACGTTGATAGGTGAGAAGGTTGGGCATTTGGTGTTTGGCGCTGATATGTCAGGAAGTATCGTTGATGAGTTGGCTATGTTCTTTTCAGAGATTCGCTATATCTCAGAAGAGATAATGCCCGAGAAGGTTGATTTGATTTATTGGGACTGCGAAGTCACGGGACATGAGGAGTATGACAGTGCGACTGTGCCTAACATTGTTAGCTCGACACAACCAAAGGGTGGAGGCGGCACTGCACCAAGCTGTGTTAGTCGTTACCTCAAAGACAAAAAGATTGTACCGGACTGCATCATCATGTTCACTGACGGATACGTTGGTAGCGATTGGGGCTCAGATTGGGAGGCTCCGATCCTATGGGTCATTGTGGGTAACAAGAAAGCACAAGCTGCACACGGTAAAACCATACATATTTGATACGGGGGTAAGCATGGTTGTTATAAGTCTTGGCTACAACTCAACACTTGCTGTGACTAAGGAAGATGCAATGATCTTAGCTGGCATTTTTGAGCGAGCCTATAAGTGGGAAGAGAAGTGGGTTTCCAAAGCAGATTCGGAAACAGGGGAGTCGCATTATTTGTACTATGCGTATCCCCAAGATGATATGCCGACCATGAAGATTGTGCATGATCGCATATATGAGATGGCAAAGTTGGCTGGCAAGCCTATCAGTAAATCTTAACCTAACATTGTTAGAGGAAAATCAAATGAGTATTAGCGCATCAGCAGTATTGGTCGAACTGAATATCAGTGTGTGGCCTGCTACGATCAAAGACAGCAAAGTCAGCGATCAAATCACGAGTGCTGCATCAGCGATTGCCGACGCAGGACAATTTCGCAAGAACTTGTTTGCGGGTACGTCCTTACGCAAGGACATTGAGAACTACGCAGCTCGCGCTCGCTTGTACAACAACCAACGCACAATGCCTTGGGCCGACAAAGGCGAGCGGTTGTTGCCGACTAAGTTGTTCATGGATTACAAGATCAGCATGAACACGTTTCAGCATACCTTCGATAGTATGTGCAACACGTTCTTTCAGAACTACGCAGTGCTTATTCAGCAAGCACAAACTAACTTAGTAGGACTGTTCAACCCTGACGACTATCCCCCTCTTGATGAGGTGAAGGAGAAGTTTGCGTTCAATCTAACGATCAAGCCTGTGCCTGAGTCGGGAGACTTTCGCTTGGACATTCCTGCTACGGACTTAGAGGAGATCAAGCAATCGTTTGAGAACCAACAAGCTGAGAAGATGGCAGAGGCTATGCGTACGCCGTGGGAGCGGTTGCATACAGTGCTCACTGCAATGTCAACTAAGTTGGCTAAGGGTAGGGACGAAAAAGCAAACATGCGTTGGCATGACTCATTCATTACCAACCCGTTGGAGCTGTGCCAATTGCTTACTGCTATGAACATAACCAATGATCCCAAATTGGAGGAAGCAAGACAGCAACTGGAGCTAACAATGTTAGGCACAAATCTCAACTCGCTGAAAGAAGACGTACATGCGCGTGAAGATTTGAAATCAAAAGTCGATGGCATCCTTGGCAAATTTTCTTGGTAAGAGGTAAGTATGGAACAGCACGAAATCCTTTCTAATCGGTCGCTTGCTAACCAAGCGATGTTGCAATCCAACGTACGGCTTGTAAGTGTTGACGTAGTAGATAAGCAAACCCTTGAGTTTGAATTTGCTGGAATGCTTGCCGATGTTGCATGGCCTTTGGTTACGAAGTTTCCTCATATCGAGTGGGTAGTACGGGCGCGAAAGCTAAACAATTCTCATAGGTACAGAGTTACAGACCTTGAAGCATTCAAGGAGGGTAAAGAAGTTGGTAAGGTCAGCACAGTTTACTCTCGCGCATACGGTTCGGCGTTTGCGTTGTACAGCGAAACCATAAGTGAAGAGCGGGAGCGTGGCAGCTTTCTACGTACACAGAAGCATGACGTTGTGCTGGCTACGGTTAAGAAGAAGTTTAACCCTCGCTCTGTACAGAAAATGTGTCAGGAGGCAATTAAAGCTGTTATTAGCATACTAGGTACTTACACTTGGACAGCGGAGCGTCAGAGGAGAGATGCAAAAACTTCTATGGTTGACGATCTATTTACACGCATGGAGGCAAACCCACAGATTGCCGACCATATTGCTCCGTTTATTAGAGCGGCGGACATGCTCAAGTATGAACAAGCATGTTTTGAGATGCGTAGCATTGAGGACTTGCGTGAGATGGTTCAAACCTCAAACAAGCGCACTGCCTTGGTGTTACTTGACAGGGGAGGTTATATTGTACGTGCTGAAGAACAAGTCGCAATCTATAACGACGAGACACTGCCGATGGGGGTGCGTAAATCTTTAGGTTTACTTAAGCTGATACAGAACGACGAGCAGTTTGTTCCTGATGTTGGCGTACGAGTAAACGACCATACCTTTTTAGTTCTAGTGGATGAAGCCTAACATTGTTAGGCTACTTGACAACACGGAGATAATGATGAGCGTTAAGACTACTTCAGAATCCACAAACGTGTTGGCTACCTTTGTTCGGCAGTGGGAGAAGATAGGACAACTCCCACCTTGGAAAGACCCCAAGGTTTTAGCCGAGCGGCAAAGGGTAGCCGACTTAGATCAACAACGAATTGTTGAAAGGCTTGCGACTGAGTATGGACGAGTCTAAGCCTAAACGAAAGGGTCGGGGGAAAGGTAAGAAGCCATCCATGTTGGGCACGAGTATACGTCTACCTGAGTATGTGCACACTTGGTTCAAATCAAACCATCCCTATGACATGCAGTCTGCAATTAGAGCAGTTTTAATTAAACATATTGAGGATAGTAATCATGGCCAAAGCCACATCTAGAGCAGCACGAATCAGAAAGTACCTTGAGAAGAACCCGTACGTTAAGGCTAGTGACGTAGCCAAACACCTTGGCGTACCGGCACACGCTGTGTACAACGTACGTTGGGCAATGAAACAAGAAGTGCCTATAGCAGTCGATGGGGTTGAAATACCAGAACCAGTAGCTGAGCAAATATCTACTGAAATCCACGACACTGCACGAGCTAACGTAGCGCAGATGGATATGGTGGATTGGTTCGTTAATAAGTTCGGGTTGGATTACAACCTGGGAAATGCAGTGAAGTACATAGCAATGAATGACGTAGCATTGGCTAAGAGGTACTTAGATAGAGCTGCATAGCCGACACAAACTCTGACCCTAACATTGTTAGGCTTGACCGCACCCCACAAAGGTGCGGTTTTTTTGTTTTTGACATTGTCAAAAGTTGTGGTAGAATTTGGTTTTAGTGGAGTGACGCATGGCTAAAACACCTGAAGCTAAAGTTAAGGACAAGATAAAAAAGATACTGAAAGCCCACGGCGTGTACTACGTCATGCCGATTGGTTCGGGCTACGGTAATGCGGGAGTGCCTGACTTTATTTGTTGCTACAAAGGATTCTTTATGGCTATTGAAGCAAAGGCATCTGGCAACATGACGACGGTACTGCAAGCCAAAAACTTAGAAGAGATCATAGACGCAGGAGGGGTTGCCGTGGTTGTAAACGAAAACAACTTACATGCTATTGAAGGTTGGCTAAGGATATTGGAAGTCAAAGCACAATGAATATGATTACCATAGATTTTGAAACGTACTACGACAAGGACTATAGCTTGTCGAAGATGACTACGGAAGAATACATTAGAGATGAAAGGTTTGAGGTCATTGGCGTATCAGTGAAAGTAGCTGATGCCGAGCCCGTTTGGTTTAGCGGGGGGACAGAAGAATCGCACCAGTTCCTGAAAGGCTTTAGCTTAGAGAAGCACCTAGTGCTAGCTCACAACGCGATGTTCGATGGAGCCATCCTGTCTTGGGTGTACGGAATTAAGCCGAAAGCATTCCTTGACACACTGTGCATGGGGCGAGCCCTGCATGGAACAGAGGTTGGCGGTAGCCTCGCGGTGCTAGCTTCCCACTATGGGGTTGGCAAAAAAGGCGACGAGGTGATCCATGCGCTCGGCAAACACAGACTTGATTTTGATCCTGTCGATCTTGATCGGTACGGTGCTTATTGCTCCAATGACGTTGCTCTTACTTACGATCTGTTTCGGTTGATGAGTAAAGACTTTCCTTGGTCGGAGCTTAAGCTGATTGATGTAACGCTAAAGATGTTTACCGATCCTGTATTGCTATTGGATAGGCACGTACTTGATACTTTTTTATCGGGTGTGAAATCGTCAAAAGAGCTTTTGCTTTCGGCTGCGGGGTATTCACGCGAAGACTTGATGAGTAACGACCGACTAGCTAACGCGCTGCGAGAGCTTGGTGTGAACCCGCCCATGAAGATCAGCCCGACCACAGGCAAAGAGACTTATGCGTTTGCTAAGAATGACGAAGAGTTTCTTGAGCTGCAAGAACATCCGTCTACGTCGGTACAAGCTGTTGTTGCTGCACGACTTGGCGTTAAGTCTACGCTCACTGAAACAAGAACCGAGCGGTTAATCGGGATCGCTAACCGTGGCAAGTTGCCTGTGCCTCTACGTTACTACGCCGCACATACAGGACGTTGGGGTGGGGATGACAAGCTGAATCTGCAAAACCTCCCACGAGGCTCGCAACTTAAACACGCAATCATTGCACCGCATGGGTACTACATCGTTGACTCTGATTCTTCACAGATTGAAGCGCGTACCCTCGCATGGCTTGCCGAGCAAAATGACTTGGTGTCAGCTTTTGAAAAGGGCGAAGATGTTTATCGCATCATGGCTTCAGCAATTTATAACAAACCTGTTGAGGATATAACCAAAGACGAGCGGTTTGTAGGTAAGACCACCATCCTTGGCAGTGGCTACGGCATGGGGCCAGTAAAGTTTCAAAGGCAGTTGCAAAACTTTGGTGTAGCTATCGAGATGGAGGAAGCTAAACGTATTATTGATACGTACAGAACAACCTACGATTGGATACCTAGTCTTTGGAATCAGGCCAACCGCGCACTTGATGCGATGTACGCCGACATGAGCGAACAGCTAGGCCGAGTAGGTGTGCTTCAAGTTGAGGGGCGCAAGGGCATACGACTGCCAAACGGCTTGTATTTGAAATACCCCAACTTGCGTAAGAGTAACGATGGTTACGTTTACGACACGAAAAAAGGTAAAGCGATGATACCTACCAAGATATACGGAGGCAAACTTATTGAGAACGTCTGCCAAGCATTAGCTCGGATCATTATCGGTGAGCAGATGCTGATCATTGCAAAGAAGTATCGAGTGGTGATGACGGTGCACGATGCGATTGCGTGTGTAGCACCCATAGCTGAAATTGAAACTGCTAAAGAGTTTGTAGAGATATGTATGCGGTTGCGCCCTGATTGGGCTCTTGATCTGCCGTTGAACTGCGAAGCAGGGTACGGCGCTTCTTATGGTTCTTGTTAAATGGAGAATGGTATGGAAGATATAAGTGCACACCTTCAACGAGCCCACATGGAGTTGAAGAAGTGCTATGACAACGTGAATGACAACAACAAAAAAGATGCACTGACTAGCGCAGAGGAAGCCCTCTTCCATGTACGTTGCTGCATTCTTTGGCTAAAGGAGAGACTCGATGCCCCTAACTAAAGATGAACAGAAGGCTTGGGCGTTTGTTAAAAGCCAGAACGCACCCGTTAGTTCAAAGCAGTATGGTGCACATCTGAAGAAAGACTCTAAAACCGCGAGCAAAATTTTTAGCACGTTGGTCAAGAAGGGAAAGCTGGAGTTTATTTCGCAAACAGATGATGATGGTATTACTCGCCATTATTATTTACTTCCCGATACAAAGCCTGTCGTGAAGGCGAAGCCTGTTGAAGAATCAAAGCCTGTTGAAGAACCGAAGCCGGAGCCAAGTCCGCTTAAGGATGTATACGACGAAAACCACTACGAGCACAACATGAAGCTCTTGGCTAAATCGTTTTTCAACTACATCGAAAAGGATCTTCAGATCAAAGTTGCAGTTGCCCCTGCACCTAAAGAAAAAGAAGAAAAAGACCCAAACGCTCCGACGCTGAGTAAAGAAGAAAAGAAGGAGCTAGACCTACGAAAAAAGATCGAGCGCGATAGTGCAGCAAGGCGGGAGCACTTACGCGATATGTTGAAGACTTGGTTTCCCGCATGGGCGCACATTCAAAGTTTGCGCTTTACCAACCCAACAGGAAAATTTCGTACAGAGAAAGAAATTAAAGAAGCACTACAAATGGGGGTCTTATGACTAAAGAAGAACTACGTGATGAGTTTGCGAAAGCTGCCATCACAGGGATTTTGGCGGGGAAGTGGGGGCAGATGCCACACACCAAAGCCGAGGACGCATTTGCCGAGTTTGCGTACATCATTGCTGATGCGATGTTAAGAGTTAAAGAAAAGGAACGACGTGAGCAACCTAGATAACCCAAAAGTTTTAGTGGCGACACCTATGTACGGTGGTATGTGTACAGGTGTATACACGCAGTCGGCAACGCAACTGCCTAACTTTGCCAAGCAGTACAAAACCGACGTGTCGTTTGCGTTTATGTTTAACAACAGCTTGATCCCTCATGCACGTAACTTGTTAGCAGATAAGTTTCTTAGGCACGACTTCACGCATTTGTTTTTCATCGATGCCGACATTGAGTTCAAACCGTCTGACTTTTTATCGCTGATTGCTGCTAACAAACCTGTTATTGCAGGGGTGTATCCACAAAAGAAAATTAACTGGGAAATGGTGCACAAGGCAGCAACGTCGGGTGAACCCCCTGAGAAGTTAGCCGAGTACAGCGGCACGTTGATTGTGCAATTTCTAGAGCGACTAGAAGCGCAGGTAGTTCCACTGACTGAACCCTTTCCTGTTAAGGCAGCAGGTACAGGCTTTATGTGCATCAAGCGTGAAGTGATGGAGGAGCTAACGCCTCACGTTAATAAGTTTAGAGAAGTTGACGCTGATGGTGATCGGCAGGTGAATGAGTTCTTCTTTACGCGCAACGACCCCAACGAATCACAGATGTCAGAGGACGTAGCGTTTTGTTGGCTATGCCGCAAGCATGGCATTCCTATTTTTATAGCGCCGTGGGTCAAGCTAGGTCACATGGGTACATACACATTCAGGGGTTCGCCCGTCATTGTTGAGGTTACTAAAGATGGACTATGAATTTACCAACGATTGGTTTGGCACAACCGGACGCTATATTTGGGATGCCATGCTGCCTAAGTTTAAACCTACAAATATATTAGAAGTCGGTTCTTTTGAAGGGCGCAGTGCATGTTACTTCATCGACACATTAGCTAAGAAAGATAAAACGCCCATTGAACTGCATTGTATTGATACGTGGAAAGGAGGTGAAGATCACGAAGGTATAGACATGGCTGATGTCAAAAGCAGGTTTTATCGCAATATTGATATAGCCATAACGAACGCCAGAGCTAGGGGTGCCGAAACTATCGTACAGGTATACAACAGCACAAGCGAAGATCAACTGTGCGAATTATTCCCTTCACACAAAGATTACTTTGATTTTATTTATATCGATGGTTCACATCGAGCTGACGACGTTTTAAGCGATGCAGTGAATGCGTTCAGGTTGTTACGTCCGGGCGGCATCATGTGCTTTGATGATTACTTGTGGCACTGGGCTGACCGACCTTACAACCCGATTGATACACCGAAGGCGGCAATCGATGCGTTCACAATGATCTATGCACAGAAGCTACAAATATTAGCACTACCACCTACGCAATTATTTATTGAAAAACTTAAAGGTAAAAAATGAATATCAAACAGGAACCTAAAGCAACAACTGATTTGCAACCCATCTTTCGTTTGAACGGCATGGTGTACTACCCACACTACAGCGACCCTGTATGGGTGCAACCGGGGGCGTTCGTTAAAACTTACAACGAGATAGCCAAGCGAGACATATACGAAGAAGATAAAACAATGCGTGTATCTGCGTCTGAGCTATTTGCTCGCGGGGCGGTGGTGGACACAGAAATGCTCTGGCCTCGGCAGTGGTTGAAGGGTTGGCAGCATTGGTTGAAGGCGTAAGACATGGAAGATTTTATAATTTGTATGGGTGGGTTTTTAGTCGGCTTCATAGCTGGTGTCATTAGAGGGCGACGCAGCATTGTGCAAGAAGCACAAGAGCTAGTGGCAAACGCAATTATGGAGGTAAGAAACTATGAACGATCCCGTAAACCATCCTAAACATTATACCGAGCACCCAAGCGGCATCGAGTGTATCGAGATCACCGAACACATGAATTTCTGTGTAGGCAACGCTATAAAATATTTGTGGCGAGCTGGCCTGAAGGGTGAGCAGGTTGAGGATTTGCGTAAAGCACGTTGGTATATCGACCGCGAGATTGCACGAATACTGAACAACGCAGATGAACCTCCCTTTATGAAGAGGGGTGGGGAATGAGTCCCGCACATAGGTTCTGCATGCTCGCCGCATGGCTTGAGGGTTACGCCGAGGGCTTGCCCGATTACTGTACTGCTGAAAAGTTCAAGATTAAAGAAGCAGCAGAACTGCTGATGGAAGTGTACGAACAACGTATGAAGGAGAAGGAAGAGTGGAAACAACATGCGGGGGATAGGGCATGAGTGAAAACAAAACAGCAAAGACACCAGCGGACGGACCTGCGGCAAACAGAGCAATGACGCTAGAGGAAGCGCAACAGTGGATTACCACCACATGGATAAGGTGTCAGGACGAAGTTTGGCGGCAGCTACCGACGAAACACATGAGCAGAGAAGCTATGAAACAACCCGAAGCCTTGCAGATGGCTGATGATTTGGATCACGAGTTCACGCAAGGCAGAATCAGTAACCACAACGGGCGCAAAGCCGCCGCCGAACTGCGCCGGTTGCATGAGGTCAATCAGGATCTGCTGAAGGCACTCAACACGATCCTCAACATATGCTTGCTAGATAACGGACACTGGGCCAAGACGATAGAACGCGAGGCTCATGAAGCCATCGCTAAAGCAACAGGAGAGAAGAATCATGGATAGAGAAGACATTATCCGCATGGCACGGGAGGCTGGGTTTCGTGACACAACAACCCCTGTTGTCGCTTTGGGCGTGAGTTGGGAACAAGTTCAACGCTTCGCCGCCCTTGTCGCCAAGCATGAACGCGAGGCGTGTGCTTCCATTTGTTTTCAAGAGGGACCGTCAATAGACGGGCAGTTGATCGCGGAAGCCATCCGAGCAAGGGGAAACACATGAACCGCGAAGACATCATGACTTTGGTTGAACGTTACGCACTGGCAATGAGATTGGTAGATCGCCACGGAAATCAATATGGCGACCGCGACTTGTTGACGCTAACACATCAACAAATCCGAGAGGGTCTTAAGGCACTTGTTGTTTCTGAACGTGAAGAGTGTGCGAAGGTATGTGATGTGCTTGCTGTACATCCTGAATATGCGTCAGACATTACAAAGGTGGCCGCGCAAGCAATCCGAGCAAGGGGAGAGAAATGAGTGGCGATCACAACATGCACCAGAAAAGTAAAGGCAGTAAGAAAGGACTGTTCGATGACGTACCCCTTGTTAATCCTGACAGAGACAAAGCATGGGCGGCATTCATCAAACGCAAAGATGTTAAAGCGATGATGAAACACAAAGAAGATTTTAAGTTCCCACTCGATGGGTCATATGACCTGTGGTGTATCGTTTGGGAGAAGGCTTGGCATGAAGGTTTTGTTGAAGGTTGGAAAGCAGCAGGAGGAAAAACCCGTGAACCCTGATACAAAAGTTAGAATAAAAGCAACAGGTCGTATAGGCTTCACCATCAAAGAAGAAGATGGTATGGTATGGCTGCGAGTTCCTAGAACCGATTGGCCTTTTCCCGATTACGTGTGCGCTCCGAGAAATCAACTAGCTATCGTACGGGAGAAGAAAGAACCCCCTACGTTAGAGGAAGCACCATTTTGAACACAGCATGGTCATACAGCAGTCTCAAAACATTCCAAGACTGCCCAAAGAAATACTATCACTTAAAGGTAGTTAAAGACTTTGTAGATAAACCAACCAAAGCAACTTTGTACGGCAACGAGCTGCACAAAGCGGCAGAAGAATTTGTAAAGAACGGAACCCCTATACCCGCTAAGTTTGATAACACGCATATTAAACCTACGTTAGAACAACTTATGGAGTTGGAGGGGGAAAGATTTTGTGAATACCGCATGGGGCTGACCAAAGATTTAGAACCGTGCGGTTTCTTTGACAAGCATGTGTGGTGGCGTGGCATTGCAGATTTGTTAATTGTTAACAGAGAAAAGGGTCTGGCCTACTCCCTAGACTATAAGACAGGTAAAAGCGCAAGGTACGCTGATGTGCAGCAGCTAGACTTGGTAGCCGAAGGGGTCATGGCGCACTTCCCTGAAATCACACGGATCAAGTCGGGGTTGTTGTTTGTGGTGAGCAACGAGTTTGTGAAGGCATATCAAACAGCAGATAGCCGAGGGCGTTACATGGAGAAGGTAAAGCCTGATTTGCACAGGCTGCAAAGTGCATTTGAAAACGGCGTGTGGAACGCTTCACCTAATAACTTATGTGGTTGGTGCCCTGTTAAGACTTGCGAACATAACAAAGGGTGACAATGGAAAGAGACGAGGCGTTAGCCATTATTTATCAAGTGCAGCAACAATACCCTGACTTGACTGCGAGCGGGTTTTCAAACGAGCGCCATGCAAGAGGTCATAGCCTAGACCCAAAGGCAGTTGGTTTATGTATTGAGTGGCTTTTGAGGCATGACGCATTTGAGCGCCGTAAAACTATAAACACCAGACGTACTAGCTATTCGTGGAAGCACATAGTGGAACGACACTTCGACACATACATAGCTAACGGTGATTTCATATGCGCGGCTCTTTATCTAAAATATAAAATGAAAAAACGAAGACTCAATGCGTACTTTAATATAAAGGAATTGAAAAATGCCTTACGTTAACAAACCGCGCCCGTATAAGAAGGAATACAAACAGCAAGTTGCACGAGGCGAAGCCGACGAACGGTTAGCCAGAGCCCGTGCACGGTACTCCATCGACAAGAAGGGTACTGATAAAAACGGCAACGGCAAGGCTGATGCCCGTGAGGGTAAGGACGTAGCGCATAAAGTAGCACTAAGTAAAGGAGGAACTAACGAGCAAGGGCTGCGTATTGAAAGCCCCGCAAAGAACCGATCATTCAAACGAAACTCAGGTCATAAACTTGTATCAGAAACCAGTAAGAGGGAACGTGGAAAAATATGATTGGCCCCGTCCACCGGGGTTTGAACCGTTCGCGCATCAGAAGACAACATCAGAGTTTTTAGTTACCAGACGCAAAGCGTTCTGTTTCAACGAGCAAGGTACAGGCAAGACTGCATCCGTTATCTGGGCCGTTGATTACTTAATGAAGCTCGGCTTATTGCGCCGTGTACTGATTGCTTGTCCGTTGTCTGTGATGCGCTCTGCGTGGCAGGACGACTTCTTTAAGTTTGCCATCCATCGATCCGTTGATATTGCTTACGGCACAGCAGATAAGCGCAAGAAAATTATCAATAGCATGGCCGAGGTGATCATCATCAACTTCGATGGGATCGGCATCGTCAAGAAGGAAATAATCGCAGGAGGCTTTGACTTAGTTGTCATTGACGAGGCGTCAGCTTATAAAAACGTGCAGACCGAAAGATGGAAAGACCTGCGCGACGTTATGAAAACAGTCAAAGGTTTATGGATGTTGACAGGCACACCAGCCGCTCAATCGCCTGTGGATGCTTACGGACTAGCTAAACTCATCAACCCCGTCAATACGCCTAAGTTCTTTGGGCAGTTCAGAGATATGGTGATGGACAAAACATCTATGTATCGATGGACGCCAAAAATCGGAGCCGACAGGACAGTGCACAAGATACTGCAACCCGCTATAAGGTTTGAAAAGCATCAGTGCCTAGACCTGCCGCCACTAACATACGTTGATCGAGAAGCACCGCTAAGCTCACAGCAAAACTCATACTACAACATGCTCAAAAAGCAGATGGTGATTCAAGCAGACGACGAGGATGTGACTGCGGTGAATGCGGCGGTGCAGATAAATAAGTTGCTGCAAATATCAGGTGGTGCGGTGTACACCGACAACAAAGAAGTGCTTGAGTTTGATGTGTCAGGTAGGCTGAACGTAGTCAAGGAAGTCATCGAAGAGGCTTCGCACAAGACGCTGGTGTTTGTTCCGTTTACGCATACGATACAGATACTGAAGCAATTCTTGGATAAGCACAACATATCAAACGAAGTAATCAGCGGCGACACACCTGTGAAGAAACGCTCAGATATTGTTAAGGAGTTTCAATCGCACCCCAACCCAAGAGTGCTTGTCATTCAACCTATGGCTGCATCACATGGGCTGACTCTTACCGCCGCTGATACCATCGTATGGTACTCACCTGTCACCAGCGTAGAAACGTACCTGCAAGCCAATGCACGTATTGATCGGCCTGGGCAAAAGAGCAACATGACGGTTGTGCATATCAAAGGCTCGCCTGTCGAAGATCGACTGTACAAATTGCTGCGTAGCAACATGCGGCAACATGCCAAAATCATTGACCTGTACAAACAGGAAATACGAGTAGCTTGACAATGTCAAAAGTTGTGATATGATTGTGTCTTTATCAGAGGAGTTAGCTATGGAAGAAGTTGTGCTTGATTTACCAATGGATCAGTTAGCGAAAACGTACGTCAGAATTAGGGACGAGCGAGCGAAGCTAAAGTCAGAGTATGAGTCACAAGACAGCGATTTAAAAGAGCAAATGGCAGTGATCGAGCAGGAGTTGCTTAACGCTTGCAACCGTATCAAAGCCGATAGCATCCGCACCACGCATGGAACAATCATTCGGTCGATCAAATCACGTTACTGGACGAACGATTGGGGTTCTATGTATAAGTTTATAAAAGATAACGATGCGTTTGCGTTGTTAGAAAAGCGTATACATCAGACCAACATGAAAGAATTTCTGAGCGAAAACTCGGACTTGCTACCTGCGGGTTTGAATGTAGAGAATGAGTACACCATTGTTGTTAGACGTTCCAAGTGAGGACATAAATGAGTAACCTTGTATTAAGCCAAGAAACCCCCGACTTCCTTCAGAAAGCTGGCATCAGCGCACTGACTAAACAGCTTGCTGGAAAGAGCGGCGGTGTAAAACGTATCGTGCCTAAGAACGGCATCTTCCGCAAAATGGCTGGTGGCGAAGAAGTCGGCAAAATCAAAGGCCCGTTGGAAGCTATCATTGTTGACGCATCTCCAGACGTTGGGCGTATCTACTACGAAAAGCAGTGGAGCCCTGATGCTGAGCCGACTGCGCCGACTTGCTTCTCAAACGATGGACGTATGCCAGATGATTCGGTTGAAAATCCACCCGCAGATCGTTGCGATATGTGCCCTAAGAACATCAAAGGTTCGGGCATGGGGTCTTCTAAAGCCTGTCGGTATTCACGTAGGTTGGCGTTGATGTTGCTTGAGGATTTTGGTACTGCACTTGAAGGGCAGGTGTACCAGATGAATCTTGCATCGAAGTCGTTGTTTGGGGATTCAAATGTTGAGAACGCTTATACGTTTGAGAACTACTCCAAGGTCTGCATGAACAACGGCAAGAGCGTTGACCATGTTGTTACCAACATTTTCTTTAATGAAGATAACGACAATCAGTCAGTGCTGTTTATGCCCATGCGCTGGATCAGATCGGAGGAATATAACGCTGCCCTAAAGCTCACCGAGTCTGGCGTTACAAGACGCATCGTTACGATGACGCCCTACCAAGCAGATACTGCGAAAGCTCTACCTGCTCCCGTAGCCGAAGAAGCACCTGAACCCAAGAAGCGCGAAAGCAAAAAAGCAGAGGCTACACCAACAGCAAAGGCTGACCTCGACGCTGTTTTGAAAGCGTGGGCCGACGAGGATTAATATGTCCTATGGATATAGCCAAAGTTTAGTAACCACATTGCTTGATGCGGACTCTGAACATCTTGGCATTACGCTTGGGAAACATTGCGTGAAGTTGGGCATCCCCGTAGCTGAAGTTGCTGACTCCTTGGGGGTCAGCAGGGCTACGGTCTACAATTGGTTTTGGGGGTTAAACACCCCCCTTGCCAAGCATGAAAAGCCCATCCGAGACTTCATTCGTGCTAACCGCAAACGCCGCTAAACCCCTAGCTTTTCACGAGTTGCCATGTCCAATTTTGATCTATTGGATGCCGTGCTGCCCTCTGAGGGTCGGTACTGCATATTGGGGATTGGCAAGTATGTAGACCAGAGATTAGTAAATACCAAAGAAGAAGCTGTCGCTTGCGTTGAAGAGTTTACTCAGTCTTTCAACGTGTACTTTGGGTGTGCCAAGTTTGGCTCACTAAACAATCGCAAACACGAGAACGCTCTGTATTTTAGGGCGCTGTGGATTGACATTGACTGTGGCCCCGAAAAAGCTGTGCCTGATGAAAAGGGCATCATCAAAGGGTACATAGACCAAGCTACAGGAATGAGCGAGTTCAAAAGGTTTTGCAGGGAAGTTAACTTGCCAAAACCTATCTTGGTAAATTCAGGTTACGGTATACATGCTTACTGGTTGTTGGAAGAAACATTAAATCAAAAGGAATGGAAGCCACTAGCTAAAAGACTTAGACAGCTTTGCGATAAGCACAATCTGATTGTTGACCCCTCAGTATTTGAAGCATCAAGAGTGCTGCGGGTTCCGGGTACGTTTAACCACAAAGACGCAAACAACCTAAAACAAGTTACGGTTATCAATGAAGTCTCAGACCGTATAAGCGTTGCAGCTTTAGCCGAGCTACTCGGCGCACCAGAAGCAGAACCGGGGGATGATCGCCCCGACTTCATACCTGCAAGCATGAGCCCCATGATGGAAGCTCTTGTAAAAAATAAGGTGAAGCGGTTCAAAACAATTATGGTTAAGTCGGTACAAGGCACAGGATGCGCCCAGCTACTGCACTGCTATCAGAACCAGCACTCTATTGATTACAACCTGTGGAGGTCAGCGCTTTCGATTGCGGCGTTTTGCGTCGATAAAGATACAGCAATACACAAAATATCAGAAAACTACCCCGGCTATGATCGCTACGAAACAGAAGCAAAAGTTGAAGATTTGATACGGACAGGCGCTCCGCACTACTGCACAACATTCCAGCGATGGAATCCCGGAGGTTGCAACGGTTGTACACACAAAGGACGTATCAAGACCCCCATCATGCTTGGGGTTGAGATAGCCGAGGCCGACACTGACGAAGTAGAGGTGGTGTCTGAAGACGGTGAAGTTACCGTTGAGCATATACCTGAGTATCCGTTTCCATTTTTCAGAGGTAAAAACGGTGGCGTGTACAAGCGCCCTCCACCAGATGCTGAAGAAGAAGCAACACAGGTTTACGAGCATGATTTGTATATACATAAACGGATGGTCGATCCTGCACTTGGTGATACAGCAGTAATCAGGCTACGACTACCACGAGATGGGCTAAAAGAATTTGTGCTAACAGCCAACGAGGTTTTTTCAAAAGACAAACTGAGGCAAGCATTAGCACAGCACGGCGTGTATACCCATAAGAAGCAATACGATGACTTGTCCATCTATCTTATTGGGTCACTTAAGACAATGCAATTTGATAAAAAGGCAGAAACTATGCGCACACAATTTGGTTGGACAGAAGCAGACAGCAAATTTATTTTGGGGGACCGCGAGATAACTAAGGACGGTGTTTTTTATAGCCCTCCTTCAAGCTACACAAAAGATGTAGCCGAGATGATTTCCCCCGTTGGGTCGTACGAAAAATGGAAAGAGGTCTTTAACCTATATGGTCGGCCTGGGCTTGAAGCAAATGCGTTTGGTGCATTGACTGCATTCGGTTCGCCACTGCTGAAGTTTACTGGGATGAAAGGCGCGATCATCAACTTGATTCACCAATCAGCAGGTACAGGTAAATCAACCGTGCTCTACTTATGCAACAGTGTGTATGGGCATCCGACTGAGCTGGGCTCTATATGGAAAGACACATTCAACGCCAAGATTCACAGGCTTGGTGTGCTGAACAACTTACCCAATACGATTGACGAGATAACGAACACAACTTCGCAAGAGTTCTCCGATCTGGCTTACAGCATATCGCAGGGTCGTGGAAAAAACCGTATGAAGTCAAACGCTAACGAGGCACGGTTAAACCTGACAAGTTGGACGGGCATCACGCTTTCATCAGCTAATGCAAGTTTTTACGAGAAGTTATCGACACTGAAAAGCTCACCAGATGGCGAAAACATGCGCTTACTTGAGTACCACGTACACAAGTCGGACGCCATTGAAACGCAAGAAGGCAAGGAGATGTTTGATCATCAGTTGCTGGAAAACTATGGTCATGCGGGTGACGTTTACATTCAATACTTGGTCAACAATCTTGAAGATGTAAAAGAACTAATCCGTAAAGTGCAAGCCAAGATTGATAAGGAAGTGCAGTTCACAAGTCGTGAGCGGTTCTGGTCGGCGGTAGCAGCTTGCAACATAACAGGGGGTTTGATTGCTAAAGACTTAGGCATCCACAACTGGGATATGCCGACCATCTACGCATGGCTTGTTAAAACACTGAACAACATGCGCGAAGAAATTAAGCCTCCAACGCTGAACCCCTTGATGGTCATCGGTGACTTTATTAATACCAACATTCAGAAGGCTTTGGTGGTCAATGGCAAAGAGGATAAGCGTACCAACATGACTGCCAACCCCACACTTATGCCAAAGGGTGAGCTATACATACGTTACGAGCCGGATACCAAGTATCTTTTTATCACGGTCAACAGCTTTAAGAAATACTGCACCGACCAACAGGTCAACTACAAAGATACGCTCAAGCAACTGAAGGATCTTCAGGTCTACGTGGAGAGCGTGAACAAGCGTATGGGTAAAGGCACTCAGCTTGATTCCCCTGGCGTAAGGGTGTTGGCCTTCGATGCGTCTAACTCTGAGTATTTGCAAATGGATTCACTGGCAAACCATGAGGATCGAGACAGTAACGTATAACGTCAACTGGGCTAGGTTTAAACCGGGGACTTCTTTCTTTGTACCTTGCATAGACCACAGGTCGGCAAAGACCGCAATCAATGAAGTAATGCGCCGACTACGTATGAAGGTGGTGATGAAGGTGGTAATTGAAGAAGGGATAAAGGGCTTGCGTGTGTGGAGGGTTTAGGCTATATTGCCTTCGCAGTTCCATGACTGCGTCCTCCTTTGGGAAACGCAACTTCCCCTTACTCCCGACCCTCCGTCGGGATTTTTTTCGCCTCACGCTCACGCTCGGCAACTGCTTTACGCGACACTGTGGCAGCAGGGGCAAGCAACGCTGCATTCTTTTCTGACAACCGCAGACCACGCCAAGACTCACCACGGTCTTTAGCTCTGCGCTCCAACGAGTCTTGAAGCTGGTCAGCCTCAATTTTGAACGAGGGATACTTTTTGTTGAACTCAACAAGGTCTTTGGTAATTAGTTGGTTGTAAGCCTTAAAGTTTTGTTTGCGGTATTCACGGTCGATGTTGTCAAACAACTTCTGACGTTCGTTCTCAATACGTTGCTGAATACCAATAAGTTTGAAGGTTACGTTTTGCGTGTTGGCAAGAAGGTCTGAACGGAACCCAATAGCTTGACCGACAAGCTCACCCGTCGTAAACGCATCCTTACTCAAAATCTGAGCGCCTTTGTTATCTTTAGCGCCTTCAGTGGCGTACTTATGAGTAAGTATAAAGTTACGTATTAACGCAGGAGACATTTTCTCCACGCCCTTTTGGTAATCTCCGTTTCGGAAAGCCTCATATGAGTCGGCAAGATTGAGCACCATGTTTACACCGGGGCCAGCTTTCTCAATAGCGTAGGCTTGCAATTCCTCTCTAGGTGTTTTGGTTTCCTTAATATCACGGAACCACAAGTCATTGAGCTGCGTACGAGAAGACAAATCCCACCCAGTGAGCGCGTTCATAGGCCCACGCTCGACAATCTCGCTCAAGCTTTTACCGTTAATTTTGTAATCCCCAAGCACTTCGGGTAGGAATATCGTGCGGAACCAAAGCTCAAAGCTTAAATCTTTAACATCTTTTGGTTTTTCGTCATCGTCGGCGTTACCCCAAGCCCACCCTAGCAAGCCCATTACTGCACTAAACATAGGCAGTCCAGCAGCACCAGCAAGCATCCAAGTGCTTGCCATCGTACCCCAGAATATTTTTGCAGCCTCGGCCTTACCTTCTTTGTTAAGGAAAGGAATCATGCGTTTAAAGTTCTTCATTAAGTACAAAGTCACATGCAGTGGGTACATCTGAAACTGCAACATGATTTTGCCGCCTGCATTACGCATAATCATCGGGCGGTTGTATTCACCGTAATTGCCGAGCGCATCGTTAGTGTCTTGAACGGCTTGGTCTATAGCGTCTTCTTCAGGTATGTTTGGGTTTTTTCTTTTAGACAACCGATACGAAGCTAAGAACAAAATTTCACGGGAAAGTCTTTCAGTTGAGTGCAACAGCCCACCAACTACCATATTTGCGTAATACTTTCCGCGCTGCGCTACAGAACCAAATTCTTCCGTAGGTACGTTTTTGTAATCAAACAGTGCACGCGCATAAGTGTTTTGAGTTACGTCCCTAGCCAGCATACTTTCTACAGCAGCACGTTCGTCTGCTGTAAGGCCAGAAGCATTCATTATTGAGGGTGGTGACCAAACGGAGCTGCCTGTTGCAGTCTTACGCATAACGCCGTATTGATCCCATATCTTCATCAACTTGGTCATTTCTGCGGCTGTGGCTCCGTACCCATGACGAGCACCAAGTATGGGTATGCCTGTTTGAACGATGCCAAGTGGCTGCAACAACGCAGAAGATGCACCAGAAAGATAATAGATAAACGAAGCTTTGTTAACAAAGCTGGCTATTTTGTCGAGCACACCGGGAATATTTGGGTTGAGTGTTTGCGCTACCCGTGTTTCCATCTGAGATACAAAGGGCTCAAGCTCCGGTCTATTTTGTATAGAGTCACGCGCAGCCGACAACGTATTACGCAACTTAGGTGCGTACTTAAGCCGAGCAAGTTGCAACGACATTCTTAACGATGTTTCGTTAAAGTCGCGGAGCAAATCGGTGCGAAAGCCTGCGTATCCTTTACGCGCAATGAACTGCTTTCTAAAGGACTGTTCTGGCATTGTGCGTAGATACAATTGATACACAGCATCTTTCATATCTTCACGAGCGGTAATGTCTGTGAAGTCGGCGTTATCAATTAAGTCAAAAGTAGCTTTCAATATTGCGCTAGGATGTTGACCGTTTATCGCCCTTGTAGATGATTCCCGTAACTTACGTAAGTCGTTGCCGATTTCAAACCGTTTGGTTTCAAGTAAGTTATCTAGATCATCTTTACGATCAGCAGCCATTTGAGCAGCAACAGCATCACGCTCAGCCATTGTTGGGAACATAAAGAATTGCTTTGTGTTTCCTACATACACAGAAAGCCAAAAATCTCCATCCCGCATCAAAGGGAAGTAAGGGTCAAGCCGACCTTCACCTTCGTACATTTTTCTAATTGAAGCTAACAACTTCTTTTTTGCTTCAGGCGGTATGTTAGCGTCGTTAATTTGGTCATCAAGCAGTGAGCTGTAAAGCTCAGCCATATCATCATAGTATTGCTTTACGTCGTTATATATGCGCTTACCTTCTGGCCCAAGGCTTTCAAACATTTTGTTTATACGCTCACTGCGAATTTCAGCAGTGGGATCAACCTGTGCAAGGGTTGTTACTTTTGTAATTTCATCTAGCTTAGCGCGAAGCGTAGGGTCTTGGCTAAACGCATTATTAATACTACGCGAGAGATCAGCAGCCGCACCCATAAGTTTTTGTGCCATGCCGCTTAGTTGTTGCAGTTGTTTGTTAACTTCTAGCAAACGAGGTATATCCTTCCCAGCCCATTCAGCTAGGAAATCGTTTGTTACTGGCTTAACTAAACCTTGGCGAATGCGGTAGTTTGTACCGCGCCATATCGCTGCAAGTGCGGGGAAAATATTTTTCCCATTACGCAGTTTGTATATAAGTGAAGCTTGCTTTGCTAAACCCTCAGCGCGTTTAGAAGTTTCGTATTTCTCAACGGCTTCATCTACTGCATTGTCGATTTCTTTTTGGGTTCTTGCTGCTCTTCTCTCCGCAGCTTCGCCAGAAACTCCGGCAGGGAGGCCGACCGATTCAACACCTTGAGGGCTTTGTTTAGCGCCTCCGGGTACTCCTTGCTTCCCTTCTCCTTTTCCGCCAGCGACTTCCACTGGCTCAGTAATGCGACCATCTCCGACTTGTTCGTTGCTAGCGTCCGAGAAGCGCTTTCCAACAGACTCAAGATCTCCACTTCTAAACTCCTTGTTCAAGAACTGATAAATGTCCATGTTCTTAGCTAAGAACTTGGCAAAGCTGTTCTTTACGTCTGCCAGATCAAACCCAGGCATCGTCTCTAAATACATAATGTCGCGTTGCATTTCCTTAGCAAAATCTGAACCATGATTACGTACTTTAAAATGCGCTAATTCATGGATCATCGTGCCAATCATGGATACAGCAATTTGGGCAGGCGTTCCCTTATCTTCTAAATCCGTAGACGCAGGGTTTAAGAAAGACCCACTAAACGGAACACGTATACTTACCCCAAGATACTCTTTATCAAAACTTACTCCAATTGCTTCTTTTTCTAAGTTAGCGTAACTTGGGTCAGATATTACCAACACTTCACGCAACTGCATGAATATATCGCCTACTTCTTTTAAGTAAGCATCAAACCGAGCGCCAAATTTTTCTCGTGCTACCGCCGTAAACGGTACTGTACCGCCAATGATGACTCCGGTGTCATCTTTCTCGTAATTAATAACATCTGTTCGAGATATGGATGATGCGTTTAATTCATCCGCACTTAGTTTTTTAGCAAGGTTGTCGTGAACCATGACCCGTGTTGAGTCAATTTTGTCTTGTGGAATTTTAAGTTCATCAATATCTATTTTAACTTTAGACAAATCGTCTACGGACAACTCTGGGACTTGCCTGTTATTAATAGACATTACCCCATCTTTGACTTCTACTTTGTCCGTAGGTTTAATGAGTGTAAGCCCAGTTGGGGCTGGTGGTATTTCAGGCTTAAGCTCTTCAGGAGAACTTAATTTACCATCAGGTTCTATATACTGCACCACCCCAAAACTTTGTACCTCTTTACCATACTCAGCTTGAGCAAACGTAAGAGTTATGTAGTTGAAAATATTATCAAAATCTTTTTGAGCAACAGGGGAAAATCTTTGCCTATTTAAATCAAATGGATAGCCAGGGTCTTCTGGTTTTACATTTTCGTTAGGTGATACGTCAATGTAAAAATTTCTTTTAATCTTTTTTCCGTCATACCCAGGTTTGTCTTTAATTGCAGTACCAAATTGATATATGCCATTTGACAATATATAAGTATTTTCAAAAGGTGCGTAAGGTAATTCGTCTTTTGATATATAAATACGTGCTTCGCCCCAATTAAATTTAACTTTAGAAAAGACAGTATATTCATCTATTGGGAAAGCATTGCCTAACGGAAGTGTACTGTAGCCCCAGCCTTGGTCTAACAGCACATTAATATTTTCAAACAACGGACTATGCTCAAGAGAATTACTACGTGCTAAGTTCCATGTATTAAATGATATATCTTTGGTTTCCCCAGTTGATTCATCAAGGTAAGTTTCAGGGATTACAACACGTATTAACGTACCATGCCCTTCAGGAAATGTTGAATTTATATACTGTTTAACAACTTTAGGGTCGGAAGTAATTTCAATTTTAGGAGATTTACTGGGGTCATCAAACGATTCTTTAAGCTCGTCTCCACTCGTAACCATACGAGCTATGTCGCCATTGTTTAAAGACAATACTTCTAATTCTTTGTTTTCAAACAAGAACAACATTTTTGCAACGCCAAGTCCACCGGACGCACGTTTTGTCTTTTTTACAGTCCCAGCAATTTGTAAAAATTGATTGCCCATAACACTAGCTGGCATACCAGGGCCGTCATCAATAACAGTAATAGACCTATTTGCTCCATCTATTTTTATTTTTACGTTACCTGTCGTTTGAATCCCTTCTTCAAAACCACCCTTAATTGCGTCAAAAGAATTTTGAAACAATTCTTTGATTGACACTTCAGCTATTTTGTCTGGGGTACCATAAAGCTTAGCGCCCAACATTTTTGCCATGCGCTTTACATTTGCAGAAGGCGTAGCTGTTATTGTTTTTGAAGCTGGCTTCTTTGCAGCCAACGATGGTTTCTGTTGTTGTGCACGTTCTTTAGCTGTCTTAAGCTGCCTACCGCGCAGGCCAATAACTTCTTGTGCAGGCCGAACCTGCATGGATGCAATCCTGTCGGTGATGTCGAACAAATCAGCAAGCGCGTTGAATTGATTAGGTGCAAGCCCAAGAATCTTACGAACAGCTTCAACAAACTTAGTAAACAGTGTCTTGTCTCGACCTGTTGAGCTATACCTAGCTGGCGTTTTAACTGATTTAAGAAACTTAACAAAGTATGGGTTAGATGTGCCGTAGGCTGCAAACTCACGGGGGCTATCAAATACGTTAAGTGTTTCGCCAAGCTCAAGCACTTCGGGATCAATAGTGCCGTCTTTTACCGCTTCGTCGTATGCTTGCTGAGCAAGCATCATCGTTTCTTGCAGCTCTGCGTACCCTTGTACTAGCGGGTCTTTGCTTACCCCAGCAATAACGCCTTGGGTTTCTGCCATGTTCTCGGCAGTAATTAACTTCTTATCGAGCGCAGCATGGGCACTCTCATGCAGCATGTCTACATTGTTAATACTTTGCTGATCACCAAACGAAGCACCACGTAAATATATAGTCGGCTGACCGTACGCTGGGCCGACGTACATGGCATTAGCAACATCCCAGCTATCTTTTAGTGCTGGGTTATCTGCAATTTGTTTTGGTAGTGGCGTGTTCTGTTCAAGCACAACAACAGGCACGTTCGTAGCTACAGACTTAAATCTGTTAGCCAGTGCTTTTTGTAAGTCGTCACCTGTTTGTGCAACAACCGTTAACCCTTGAACAGCGTTGTTGACTTTATTTAGGCGCTCATTAACAGGCGCACCACTTAATGCAGTCGAAGGGCTTGCACTTTCAAATGGACGTTGATACGGGAAAAATAAATATTGCTGACCTGTTGAGCTTTTAAACGTAATACCGTCATACCCCTTATCAGATGCAGTTTGCATCAAGGTAGACATTTTTGCCGATTCGGGCAGACCAAGCTTTACCTTAGCTTGGTTCATAGTCGGCGCAATCAATAGACTTTCAAAGTCAACTTGTTCTAATTCTGGGGGTTTATTTTCTTTACCATACGCTGCTGCTGTTTCTTCATTGTCTACATACGTAATGAAACCATTACCTGTTAAAACAGGAAAAAGATCAAATGTTGCTGCGCCTCGTTTTTGCCGAGTAACTTGCCGTTCAATATCTTTTACTAATTCGTCAAGGTCTTCATCAGCGTAGTTGGCTATTGTTTCTTTGTTTACTTCTGGGTCGATCTCATTGGCAAAACCCGTAAGTTTGTCTGACTCTAGTTTCCTAGCTTCTTCTGTGAGTTCTGAAAGTCGTTTGATAGCCTTGGCTCTAGGAGTTTCTGCGGCAGGTTCTGCCACTTCTGCTCCTTCAACAGGCGTTGCTGCTCGCGTTTCTTCTGCTTCGACGGTTTCTGTGGGCGCAGTGACACTGGGGGCTTCCTCTTTAGGCGTTGGCTTTTCAACTAAAACTGAACGGACAAGATTGGCGTCTTTTGCAGAAACTACACCTTCTGCTTCTAACTGCTCAAGAATACGTTGTGCGCGGTTGTACCCAACTCTTAACCCACGTTGAATTAACGAAACGCTTGCTCGTTGGCTTTCAATTACTAGATTTTTTGCTTGGTCGTACAGCGTATCGCGTGTAGTTTTTAATTCAGCAGGTGGAGGCTCTTCTCGTGGTACAGTTGGTTTAGCAGCAGGCTCAGCGCCTGCCACTCCAGTGTCGATAGATGGTGCAACTCCTCCGGGGGGCTCTGCTCCAGGGGGTCCGCCAGAAATTGAAACGCCCTCTCCACCTCCTGCAACGGTAGGTTCAATAACATCTTCTGCACCTGCTGCATCTGCGGCCTCCTCATCAGCGACCCGTTTTTTGGCTAACGCAATAGCTTCAGCTTTAGTGCTAACGATATTATTGTCAAGTAGCTCCCCAGCGTAAGCCTGCACTCTTGGGTCATCATCAGGTATAACCAACCCTTCGCGTAGCTTTGCTTTTCTTTCTTCTTCAGCTTCGGTTTCACGCCTTTGAGCTTCTACGGCTAATGCGTTTACCCGCATGGTGGCAATTTTTCTGGCGTCTTCTTCAGCCATCCCACGAGTCTGAACAAGCTGCTGAGTTAAAGCATTTATTTGTTGTTCTTTAGTTAGCTCTGCATCAAGCGTGCGTTCTTTGCGCTCTGGTGGAGCAACGTCAGTTTTTATTTCTGGTTCTACACGAGGAACAGCCCCAGGCTCCACAGTCGGCACACGTTGTGCCTCAAGTTGTTTTGCTTCACGTAAGGCACCTCTAGCTTCTAGGGGTGCAGTAAATGTTTCCGCTATACCTTCTAGCAAAATATCAGCAGGTTTAAATTCTTCCCCAGCAACTTTTTGCGCTAATGCTTCACCACCCGCGCCACCACCCGCTTGAAGTGCTAATTCTTTTGCCCAAGCCGATACGGTTGCTTTTCTTGCTGCATTACCTGCGAGCTTTCCTTCTGCAATAAGTTGTCGAGCTGGTTGAGCAAATCGCCCAGCAAGTCCAGCAGTTAACCCATCAACAGCACCAACAACCAAACCGCGTTTTGCGGCTCGGTCTTTCATTTCTGCAATTATTTTTGGATCAGAAAGTGCTTTACCTACTTGCTCTGCGTTTAACAGATCAACACCTTTGTCCTGAAGTACGTCAGCCATAACACTGCCATACTCCAACCCGCCCGAACCAAGACCAGTTGCAATTCCTCTAGTAACCGCAGACGCCCCAAGAAAAGGAGCCATCGCCGCCATGCTTGGCGCAGACACAAGTAAAGAATCCACAAGCATCGTAAAAGTAGCCCGTGGATTAAGAGCTAAGTTTGTTGCTGCCTCTCCAAATGTTTTGGAGTCGGCAATCTTCATCATGCCTTCTTGTATATCAGCTTCAGGGGCAGCGGCGGCACGCTGCTTTGCGTTTCTAGCTAATAAGCGCCCAGCATCATCAGGATCAATAGCGCCTGTCTGGAACAAATAACTTGTAGCTACATCACTAAGACTAGCCCCTGCGCGTTTGAACGCATCCGTTGTGGCTTTGACTGCGCCTTTTTCAGGGGATGGTTTGATTTCGCCAGATGGAGTAGTAGACACCGCAGTGCCAGGGGGTATAGCTTCGGTTTTAAAATAATCACTACCACGAGCTTGCCCGTGTTTAATAATTTCGGGCCATTTAATTCCAGCCTGTTCAAACCGCTGCCGAACCAACTCAGCAGGCGCACCTTCTTCAATTAGGTTTACTGCGTCATCAAGAGCTTCTGTTTTTGACTTATACGGCTGCGGTTGTGCTGCTGGTGCGGACGTAGTCGGCGTAGTGGGTTTTGCAGCTACTTCATCCACCATCCATTCGTTGTTAACCAAATAGGCTTTTGCCCCGGTTTTTGGATTAGTGGCTGTCTGGGTTATGGGCACCCATTGGTTACCAACCAGCGCAACGCTTTCCCCAGTTTGGGGGTTAGTAGCTGTTTGAAGTGCCATAATTTTTAACGTGAGTTAGGAACAAACCCAGGGGGTGGGGGTGGGGTATTTGACCTTTGTGGATAGGGTATAGCACCGGGGGGCATACCGCCACTAGCTGGGAACCGTGCACGTACTGCGTCTTCTAGTTCCTTCTTTTCCGTAGCACTAGCTTCAATATATGTAGGGTCGTATCTTAGTCTATTCATCGCCTCGCTTAATGTTTTGGAGTTAAACACTTCAGCTCGCAGCATACTTGCTGCTGCACTTGTACGCCTAGACCCAAGTAATGCGTTTTCTGCTAGCCCAAACGCTTTGTCTCTTAGTTGTGCATCGGATTTTCTTTGGTCTAGAGGAAGCCTAGCGTTTTCTTCTTTCAGTACCTCATAGGCAACGTTAGCACGAGTTTGTAAATCAGTTTTACCTCCACGTTCAGCTTTTGCAATTTCGGCCCGTACCTTTGCTAATAGAATCTCATTTCTAGCATCTGCTATTTGTTCTCTAGACCTTCTATCAGCCGCTGCTATTTGCTGTCTTGCTTCGGCTTGTGTTTTGGCTACTTCTTCTTTGAGTTGTAGATCACCAATCTTCTGTTCTGCACCCAGAGCAGTAGAGATAACACCTTTGCGGAGTTCAAACGCTTTGGCCAAATCAGATTCCGCACTGGCGACAAGTTCATTAGCACGTTTAGTACGGCCACGTTCTTCTTCAAAATCAGCAAGAGCTTCTTTACGTTTGGCTTCTGCCATATACATAGCTGCTTTACTAGCACGATCTCCGTAGGCTGCTTGTTGGGCATTTACACCTTTAGCCATACCAAGGATTACATCCGAAACTCTACGCCCACGTTCAGTGGGTATACCGGCAACAATCCCAGAAAGTAAATCAGGTTCCTTACCTAATATGGCTTTAACTGTTTGCTCGTCTAGTCCAGCAATACCTTGTTTAAACTTTTCATACTGCCCACGATCTTTTGCTTCGGCTTCTTCTAAGCGCCGTTTCTTTTCTTCGGGGGAAAGACGCGCTGATTTTTCAGCCTCTTCAAGCTCGGCTACACCACTTCTAATTCTGCCAATTGTTGAACGTATGGGGTCTTCTTCAACTTCAGGTAAAGGTTCTTCTTTTTCTAACCCAGCAAGTGCTAGTAGCCCCGGCCTACTTGGAGTGTATTGCCCTACCATACCTCTACTTGCATACCCTTCAACATCGCCACCACCAGCAAATACGATCCCGCCATCCATAGCGGTAAACATATCAGGGCGCATAGGTAAAGCAGCTACACCCATCTCTCGTGCTTGAAGTTCTTGAGCTTTTTTAGCCATAAGCGCACCAGCTAAACCTAGCTGTTGTTCTTTTTGTTGTAATGCTTGCATGGCCTGCTGAATCTGCATGTCCTTCTGTTGAAAGATAGTTGAGTCGCTTACCTTATTGTTCATAGCTTGTTGGCGCTGACTAGCCGCACCACTAGACCCACGTTCTGCCAAAGCTAATGCAGGCGCACCCCCCGGTCCTGGAGTGGCTTGTCCTGTCGGTTGAGGAGGAGTACCTGCTGCATAATTTTGCAGCACACCCCCAGGCATCTTTGACATTGCTGCCTGAACTTGGGGGCCGTCGGGTGGGAATGGAATCGGCATATCAGTCACCTATTAGCCAGGAGGAAGCCCAAGAGCTTTTCTAAGGTCTGCCATATAAGTTGGATTATTAATGATGCTGTTTACTAAAGAAACACCGCCAGCACCGCCAGCAATTGCTTCAGCTAACGAGCTAGTTCCAGTATCTCCAGCTTTAATTGGCAAACCTGTCAAAAGTTGACTAGCATACCCAAGCTCACGAAATGGGTCTAAGTAAGTATCACGCGCTTGCGTGTACTCAAATTGACGAGTGGCTTCAGCAGCACGATTGGCTTCCGCAAGTTGTTGCAGTGCAAGATTAGCTGCAAACTGATCGCCTCTAGCTGTAGCTTCTTCAGCACGTTGTTGTAAGTCTCGTGCAAGTTGTTGGTACTGAGCTTCATTCGCAGCACCTGTTAATCCTTGCCTACCAGCTTCCTGTCTTGCTCTTTCAGTCTCAACACCTGCGGTTAACTTGCGACCCTCTTCGGCTTCAAACGCACGAAGCGCAGCGTCATAAGCTTCTTTCTGACCTTTACCGTAAATGTCACCGATCTGCGTTGCAAGGTTTCTACCTAACTCGTTTTCAGCAAGAATACTTCTAGACCCACCAAAAGCACCGGCTTGTGAAAATTTTGCAGCCTGAGATTGTCTTGCAAGTTCAGCTTGGCGTTTAGCTTCACGGACTTGTGGATCAGTAACTGCGGTTGCATATGGGTTAGTAAAACGACTAATTGCGGCTGGGTCAAATGAACCTGTAGTAATACCTGAGTCACCGGGACCAGAGTAAATATTAGTTGGAGCGTTATAAGTAGAAGGTACAACTTGAGCACCTTGCGTTCCACCGGCAATGGTATCTGAACCTACACCCCCGCTAGTAGTAACCGCAGCGTTGCCTACCGCACCTCCATCGTCATAGTGATCCACTAAAGACATTACCCCACCACTTTTTGCAGGTTTAGGGGCGAACGAATATTTATAGGGTTGGAACACAGCAGATTTATCTTCGCCTATGCCCATCATGGCTTCACGTCGGGCTTGAAGATCTTTTAAGGTTTGTGCTGTTTCAGTGCCATACCCTCCAGCACCTGTACCGCCAAACTGTGGGCCTGTGTACGTGGGTTCTCCGGTTACTGGGTCCACATTACGTCGTGCTAAAAGCCCAGACGCTCGTTGAAGCATATCCTGAACGTAGTCGGTGTACCCCTCACGAAGCCCAGATTCACCTTCAACTTTTACGCCAGTATCCCCAGTAACAGATTTAAAAGGTTGTGGTTGCTGTTGCTGTGTATTAGATTTGACTAAATCAAGAACTGCTTTATTACCAACACCCGTAGTTGCTATTCGATCTGCGGCGCTTTTTAATTGAGAAAGCGGTATATCAGCAAGATTGTAGCTACCTTGGTTAGCGTCATATACTTCTTTTACAGCGTCATACCCACCTAATTTAGCAAAAGCATAAGGGTCTATTGTTCCAGTAGTCATAGACTGCTGCATTAGCTTTGTTGCTACGTCAGGAGCTACCGTATATTTAGCTCTGATTGCCTCGTCAGATAACCCTGCGTTTATATCAGCAGCAATTTTAAATTTAGGTATATGGTCAAACTCAGCCGCGAGTGTATCAACTCGGTCCCCTACACTTTCTAATCCTTGCGTTTTAAACCACGGCGCTTCATCTGCTGTAATGGCTCCAGCACTTATTAGATCTTCTATAGTTACACCGTGGCTCTTAAACCAAGCAATTTTTTCATCTGCTTCGTCGTAAGGTCCGCCCTTTACGCCCCAGTTAGCAGGTAAATCTTTTTCACTTATAGCCATGATTACCTCGGCATGAATTTGTCAGGGTTAATCTGTTTACCCTGTTTGGGGTTGCCCGTTCGTGCAGCACGAATATCATCCATCATTTTGTAAAGGCGTTTCGCACCAGCGTTAGAGTTACCATTACCAAGATGACTAACAACATCAGCAGGAATAACAAACTCGCCATCACTAAGCGCAGCAGGTCGCCTACCGTCAATGTTCGCTGGTACTTTGTCTGCCATACCATCTGAGTGTCCGTCGAGGTATCGTGGTGGTAGTGTACGTCCTCCCCGCGCCATTTCCAATGACCCAATTCCACCTCCTATTGCAGCTTTTTTAAACCCAGTAACACCACCTGCACCTGTAACTGTCTGATACCCAGAGCTGCTTTTGAATGGTTTACCTTTGGCTGCTTCACGCGCAGCTTCGGCATCTTTATAACTAGCGTAGCCAGTAAGTAAGCCAGCACCACCTTTTAAAAGCGTCTTTAAAGTGTCTTCGCTAAGCCCAGTAGCATCAGCTAGTTGTTTTAAAATTGAAGCACCGGCAGCAGTAGTTGCAACGGTTGCGGGGGAACCTAGACTCCCACCCCCAGGAATTTGTGTTCCTTGTCCACCTGTGACGTTGTATTCATCTATAACATCTGGAGTTGTTCCACTTGTTCCACCTGCTAAAGCAGCCCCACCTAAAACCCCAGCCGTAGCAAGTTCAGGTATGATTGAAGTAGCAGCAGGTAGGGAAGAAGCCGCAACCGTTAAAGAAGCAGGCGTACTTAAAGCAGCCGGAACACCAGCACCCGCACCAGCCGCAGCAAGTTCAGGGGCAGTCAAAGCAGCCGGAACACCAGCACTACCTCCAAGCGTTGTAGCCCCTGCTGCTTCAAGTGCCTCAGTCGCAGCCATAATATCTGCTGCGGTAGTACCCGCAAGAATACCTTCTCCAGCAGTGGCAGCAAGAACACCCTCACCAGCAGCGGCAGCACCAGTTCCTGCGCCAGTTGCACCAAGAGCTTCCATCACAATTGGGCCACCAAAATAAATGGCGGCAGCGGCAGCGGCAGCTTTAGCTGCATCGTTTACAAATCTATCAAGGCTAGTCAAGCTTCCTTTGAAATACTGCCCTTGCCCCATAGGAACAAGATTGCCTCTATCGTCTTCAATATAAGTATTAACGTACCGTTCACGGTTAGACCCACCTGTTTTCCCAGCAATCGTAAACATACGTTTGCCATCAGGTGTTTTTGTTTCTGTTACATAAGTGTCGGTATGAAGCTTGCCTTTGTCCCCAATAAACATATCGTAAAGAGGATTGCTTTTACCTTCTTTTTGCAATTTGTCTATTAAATAATCGTAAGCGCCCCTTGCTGTTTCTTCCTGCCCTACGACGTTGCTTAGCTCTTCACCTGTACCGTATATATCGATTGTTTTTTTGCCGTAGTCAGACACTCCAGCAAAAGGATTAAGTAAGTTTATTCCGGGGCCAAGGTTTCTAGATGTGGTTGCCATGTTATTCAATCCCTGAGACAAGGGTGGCAGTCAGGATGACTGATGGTATCGCAGGTCGCGTCGGTGAGGAAGGGGCAGTATAGTATTCGATGTAAGTGTTGGTGTTGGAACTGCGCCAGTAAAGCTGAATGTAGTCGTTAGGCGTTACGCTTACAATAAAGTTTAAGGCGGCAATCACATGGTATGGATCGCCAGCAGACTTACGTGGGGCTAAACCAAACCGGCTGTTGGAGTCGGCAATATCCTGACCATTCTTACGAAACCAAATATCTACGTCTTGAGTGGCGTTGTCGTTGTTAGAAAGCTGAACGCTGAACTGAATATTGTACAGACCGGGGTAATCAAAGTGGATCTCGGAGCTATTTAGAATTTTAACGCCGTTAGAAATGCTTGTTGTGTTGTACGTAATAACGTAAGCCGTTGTAGTTGAAGCAGCCGTTTGATCCGTCGTATCGTAAAAAGACCCCAGCGGAAGCTGCACATACTGCCCGCCATAAGTGCCGAAAAGAGAAAGTAAGTTGTTATTGAGCCTGTTGAAGTACAGACGCAAAACGTTATTAAATTGCTCCTGATAACGCGAGTCGTACTGCCCCGGTGCCAGCGGTAAGTTAGGCGCAGCAGGATGTTGGATAAAACTCATCGTCTACCATCCGGCCTAATATCGATACGGGGCGCACCAAGTTGCCAAGTTGTACCTAGACCATCCGAAGCAATCTTAATGATCATCTGCCGCCCACGGATGCGGGTGTAAATAATATTGGTGAACTGCTCAATCGTAACGGTGGACGTACGGGCAACAGCTTTAGCAGCCTCAGTGTTAAACCCAGACCCTGAACCATTCATACCGTACATGGTCATAGTGACTTGCGGTGTATTGGCAGTTGAGCCTTGGAATGTTAGATCCGGCACCATGCGCCATATAAATCCAAACTTTTCACCATCGTCGATGTCAAATTCAGCAGACTCAATATAAGCTTCAA